GACTAGATGTCGTAACAAGCTTCTGCCATGCGTTCACGCCTTCTGATATCATCCCAAGCTGCTTGGTCAGTTCCAGTACACGCAAAAAACGTAGGGATATATCCGTCCCAATATCTTTCAATACGGTCTCGTCTATAACCGCCTTCCCTGAGGCAGTCAGCGATGTCGGTGTCCAGTCGCAATGCGTCTGAAGTATCCATGAGATGTGGTCTCTTGATTGTGGGTTGAAGTCTTTTAGTCTAGTAAACGGCACGCCTTTGACATAGCCAGTTCTCTGGTTGTCTCGCTTGGGCGTGAAAACTGTTCCGGCAACGTAAGGGAAATCTGCTCGAAGCTTGGCTTGAGTCGATTCCAATTCATTGCGGAGAGTTGATTCCAATTCTCTAGCTGATTGCTCATCGAAGTACCATCCGTGGTGTTCTTGTTTTGTTAGTATGGTAGCTACCTGATGTTCTAACGTGATCCATTCAGGTAAGGTAGGAAATGCTTCCATAGTCGTCTAGTGACGTTTACATCCTGTATACAATA